GACCTGACCCCATGAATTCAGTTACTGAATTAAAACCTACTCTTGGATCTTTCATGATTCATTTACCTTTAATTGTGATTATTTCGTTTAGTATTCTATCAATTCTATCTGACTTTGTGAATACCTTTTGTAACTCTTCTGGATTAATTTGACGACCTTCGGCCATCATAAAAGCTCCAGGGGTCGAAGGCTCAGAAACAAAATCCCAACAAATTAACTGGAAGTCGTCTTGGACGATTTGATAATCACCTTGCTTCTTAGTCGTTCCAACCCCGCGAGAAGAAATGCCGAGCTTTACTCCTGACTCAACTAGAGACTGAAGGATCTTTCCGGAAGGCGTATCAAGTATCTCAACAGTTCCATAGACGACGTCACCATCAACATGAGCCTCACGAACGATGTGAGACACGTTCTTCAAATTAACGACAGAGGAATCAGGATGGTCTAATTCTCCCAATGCGCGATTTTCAATAATAAATTTTTGGTAGTTACGAACCTCACGTTCAAGAACAGGATGGGGATAGATACGACCGTTTTGGTTTAAGGTATCAGACTTTTGAAGAATACCTTTCATAACAATCTTACCTGAATTGGCCTCTCGTGCCTCCTTGATCATATCAGGAGTATAATCAAAAACTTGATAGGAATTAATTAAGCGTAAATCAGACATTTTCTCCTCCTGACAACTCATCAATAAGCTTGATATAAAGCATGTATTCTGCAACCACAGAATCATCAACATTTTTAATCTCGTTTAAAAGCCCAGACTTAACTTCTGTTAACTTGTTTGTAAGATACTTTTCTTCATCAGTCTTTTGAGAAATGTAACATTCAATCGAATTTAAAAGCTTCTCACGAATCTCGTTGATCTTAAGAAGGATGGTCTTATTCTCGTCATTTGCAGCGGAAAATGCGTAAGCCTTGATGAGGGACTTTTGTTCATTTGTCAAGGTAGAATCATACTTTTCGCCAAGCTTCTTCATCATAATCTTCATTAAAAGACGATTAGAACCATTGGATGAATTTTCTGAGACAACATGTTCAGAAGGCTCTTGTTTAGGTGTAGTCAACCAATTTACCACATGATCTTCATATTTAGCCATTTTTAGTAAATCAGGAGATTTTGAACGCCAATTATTAAAAAGATTTTGAATCGTTGCAAACGTTTTATATTCAGCGATGTGTTGATCATAAAAGTTTTCATCATTTAATTGATGATTTATTGATCTAATCAATAAAGATTTTTCTCTATCCAACAAATCGACGTCTTGAGATCTTAAAGCTATCTTTGCCTCGCCTAGAATAGATGTTGCGACGGCATCAGAGCTTACTGTAGTTTTTATAATTGAATTAATCAATCTAAACTCTTTATAAAGCTCGGTACCAGGCTTAAAATAAGTTTTAACAATTTTTAAAGCTTTAGCCGATTTTTTCTTATCATCATCAACAAGCGATTTTGAAATTGTTTTAATAAGGAATTCATATAATAATCCTGTATTTCTTTTTTTATTGTGAATCGACATTAGTGGTCGGATCCTTTCATGATTTCACACAACCTGTAGTGAATAATTATCAATTCATTCATCAATATTTAAATCTATTTCTTCTTGACTTTCAAGAAGTAATCCATTTGATTGTTTCGGTTGTACAACTGCCTGTAAAGAATTAGACATTTTCTTAAGTGTTGATAGCACATCAGGTGATAATGAGGTCATCGTTTGTTTTTTATAAGATGTCGATTCGCCGAATGGGTCACTAATAAATTTATCTCTAAATTTTTTATCAGAAACATCAGAAAATGAATTATTCCTAGCATCTAACATTCTTGAAAAATCAGGCATATCTTTTGTATTTTTATGCTTTTTTTGTTTGTTTATTCTAGAGCCAGCCTTGATTGGTAAATTGTTTTTTTCTTTTTCATCCAATGAAGACAAAACATCATCATCTATATCACCAGACATCAATAGTTTAGCTGTGACGGGTGCCTCATCAGCTACGTCATCACCTGAAAATAGCTCTTTCTCTCCACCTTCTTCAGGTTCTGAGGTTTCTTTTGGCGTAGGCTCTGCTTCTGCAGGTGGCTCTTCTCCGCTACTATCTGCTTGGGCGCCTTCAATACCTAAATCAGCGATTTTTTCTTTCAAACGTTGTTTATCAATTTCATCAATTTGTTCATCATTGAGGCCCCAAACTTCTCGTTGAACAAATCTTCTGCTACCCATTCCTTCAGGAAGAGCCCCTCCAATTTCAAACTTAGACTTCCACAACTCAAGCTTTTGTTGTTGCGCAATTGTAGACGGATTAGACAATCGTAAAGTAAAGTTTTGAAGATCTTCACCATCATATCCATGTGAATACAAATGAATAATAGCAAGTTTATTCAACTCTGATATCAAAGTTTTTTGAATTACAGCTATTGTTCTAGAAAAACGAATGTCTTCTTGCGCTAATGTTGCCTTAGAAGACAACATTTCATCGTAACCCAAATAAGCTCTAGGAACTTTCAACGCTGCAAAAAGTTTCTTTTGCATGTATTGAACGTCTTCAACAGTGGCGGCGTTTGAACCTCCAGTAAGCGTATCAATCTTAGTTCCAGATTCTCCACCACGAACTGCAATAAAATAATCATCTTCAACGCTGAGAGGTGAATAACGAAGGTCCACACGCCCGGTTGATCTATCAACGACTGGATTAGTTCTAAGATTTTTTCTTTGTTCCTCAACATACATCGGAACGTTTTCTGGAGGAATGTTGGCTACATCAATATAAAATACACGCCGCTCAGGTGCTCGGACGATACGATAAACAAGCATTGCATCCTCAAGAAGAACTAGCTGTCTCCAAATTCTTCTTGCTGGTTCGATTAATGAAGATCCATAAGGAAGAAACATGTCATTACCCAACAATCTAAAATGAGTAACTTCCCAATTTTCTAATGTTCTATTCCCTAAAGTTGACCAACGATATCGAACGGCAAACGGATCTTCACGATCATAATTTTCTTCACGTTCTATCTCATTAACAGGAATAGGAAATGAGTGAACGACTCCTTGAGTTGGTGAGACATCATTATAAAGAAAAAAGTCTCCGTATTTAACAAGGTTTCTCGCCCAAGAGCGTAGATTAAATTCAACATTTATGATATTATAAAATAAGTCTTCAAGAATTTCTCTTATTTTTTCGTCATCAGAATAGATGTGAAGAACTCTACCTTTGTCATCTTGTGCGACGGTTTCGTCAGCATAGATGTCCATTGCTGCTGCAATTTCGGCAGTGTTATGAGATATCACTGAATCTGTTGCAAAATTTTTATAACCGTCAACCGTCAGGTCGTATAGAGGAATGATTTCACCTAGCTCTATAGAAACAACTTTCATGTTTTCATAAGAACTTGAAAAATCAGTATAGTTTTTGTATCCAGCTTGCTTTATTCTCTTGTCTAATATTGTTATTGTAGTAGAAACTTCTTTTGCTAACTTCGCCTTTGACATGCCTTTAGAGAATTTTGAGCATATCAAATCAAAAGTTACCCCGTGCTCATAACGAGGATTTTTTTCGCCTCTATTATCCCAAGCATGGTTTCTCCAATCTGGATTATAGGCCTTCGCAAACGTCTCAAAGTTTTGATAACCATGTTTGCGCAATCTTCTTTTAATTACGTTAGGATCTGTACCAAAAACTTCACACACCCTGTAAAGATTAAAGTCGACACTTTCACTTATTTCAAGTATCCTACCGAAAGTTATATCTTTTCTTTCCGCAGGATTGTTCTCAGTCATAAACCTTGAATGATTGACCCTAAACTGCTCAATCCACTCTGAATTTTGCTCTGACCATTTCACTCCGTTGATAATCTTTAAGTGAAGATTTCTATGTTCTAGGTCAGTCATAACCTGTAGATTCTCTAATCGATTATCATTTTTTTTGAAGTTAACGTGGTGCACCACTTCATTTTCTTCAAGCGAGGTTCCTTTTAACATTTCACCGAGGATTTTGTGTTCTGCAACCCACCCGTTCATCTTGGACCTACGGTCCATTGAGTAGATCCAACGATATCCTTCACCTTCTTCTTTACACCCATTGAACAAGTCCCTTCTGTAAAAGGGCATCATCGCGTCACCTGGTTTAAGGTTTTCAATCATGCAATATGTGCCGTCTCGTTTCATGAGACGATGATTTGAAGATCCAATGATTTTTTGACCATTATCAAAAGTAACAACGTATGATTGATCAACCGTCGTTTGCCTAGCCTGCTTTGCCAAAGCAGGAACGATTCTTCCTAAATTGTGATCATAAGAATAAACCACAAATTTATAATCAGGGTTCTTAGAACATTCTTCTGAAAGTTCTTTAATCGTTCTATAACCACCAGGAACGGCTATTAGAGTATCTCCGTGTAGACAGTATTCCATTTCTTGAAAATCTTGATATCTCATCAAGCGTTCGGAAAGATTATAGGAATTAGCAGTTATTACTGAATAAGAAGGAGACGTCGAACGTTGAAATAACAATGCCCCAGAAGATTTTGTCTTATCAGCGACTGCAACCGTTGTATCGAATCCTTTTACTTTTCTTTTTACTACAGGACCTGACTTAAACAACCTAGTAAGTCGTTGAAATAGGTTTTTATTGTCTTCTTTAGCCACGTTACATTTCCTTAATAGAGTTTAATCAACGTATTATAATCCTCAAATTGAAGATTGATTAATTAAGTCTCTATTTCATCATCATTTTCAACGTTTTCTAAGTCTTCAAATTCTTCAGGCTCTTGCATTTCGTCGTCTAAATCATCCATATCTTCAACATCATCTTTAATTTTAGACACATAATTCATCGGCTCTTTTAACATATTTTCTAACATGTCATGAATTTGTTGTAATTGAGGAGATAAAGCATTCAAAGCAGCAACAGGAGCTTCTTTTTGGAATGCATTGACTTCTTCGTACAAGTCAATAACGAGGTTGTATAGCTTTTTTGCTTCATCTGTGTTTAAAGCTTCATAAATGACGGTTGCGTCATGATTAATAGATTCTTGTAATGTCTTAAGATTGATTTTCATTGTCCTACCTCACGTTGTATATCTATACACTCACTTATACAACCAAGAAATATCATCCATTCCATGATTATGTTTCGGATCTACATGTTTTATTTCAGATGGTTCTCTAAGCTTATAAACGTTAGCTTGATTAATCTGATGTTGTCCTCTAGCATTAGCTCCTAATGTGTAAGTTGGATTATTAGGAATAGATCTTGCATCTATGCTAGCTACTCCTGTAGCTTTCAACATAGCCATCGCCATTGCATAACCAGAATCATTATTCGTAGATGCACCTTCTGTTAACCAGCTTCCGATAGCGAGACTCATGATTAAGTCATCATGACTATCTTTGGATGCCATAGGCTTATTACCATTCCATATAAAGGCCTGTAGTTGGTCATAAAGCCTTTGAGAATAACTTTTTAAAGTCTTATTACGGATTAATTCCTCTAATTTTGTAAGAATTTGTACACGGGTTTTTTGGTTGGTTGGAAACCCAGGTAGTTCATCCTGATTCAACGGTGTATAATTCATAATGTCGCCGCGATTATTATAGTAATAAATTCGTGGATATCCTATATCGCGTAATTTGACGTTGACAAAGTATCCAAACGTATTGTTCTCAGGGCAAATTAACGCGTTGTTATATTTCTTTCCCCACTCGGCTAATAAATCCGCAAACTTTTCAGGAGGTATCTTTCCCATATATTCAGCAACAACTTCTGAAGTCTTATAGTCAAGAATATGGAAAGTAGAATAATCAGCTGCATCTCCACGAGCCACATCAGCAGACATAACGTACATATTCATTGGATCTGGGTGCTGCCAGATCCAAATGTTTCTATCAAATCCAGCTTTTTCAACAGGTGGACGAATTAATGACCTAAGGTTTTCTAAATCTTCAGATTGAAGAAACGTATCACCTGAAGTGATAAAATCGCAAAGATACTCTTGGCTGACTTTTCTTTTAGGAAGGTTTCTGGTCTCTTTAATAAACCATTCTTCATCGTGTTCTGGATGAACCATCCATGGCAATCTAATAGGATTAAACTCGGTTGTTCCAGCCTCGGCCTCAACCCATAAACGATAGTAAAGACCGCCAACACCATTTGGCGATGAAATGAGTATTGCATTACCACCAGTTGTCAGTGTAGGATACAAGCCTGTCCAGATGGTGTCAAAGTCTCTAATGAATGCACATTCGTCGACTATAAGAAGCGATAAAGATTCAGAACGACCTGCGTCTTCCGAAGTAGGAACTGCCTTAATTTGAGAACCATTGCTGAAAGAAATTTGTTGTTTCGAAGGTTCAAATTTTGGCATTAGCAACCACTTTGGAAGTGATTGAAGCATGACATAAACCTTTTTGATGAAGTTTTGTGCTGTGGCTAGCTTGGTCGCAATAACAAGAACATTCTTGTCTTTATAGAAGATTGCTAACCAAGTTGCATAAGCCGCAGAGACGGTTGATAGACCTAACTGACGAGACTTAAGAACAATATTGAAACGATGTTCCTGGAATGCGTTAACACAATCTTCTTGAAAATCATAAGTGTCAAAAGGAATTGTTCCTTTTAATGGGTGCTGAATTTTAGCATAGTTCTTAATAAAGTAGATTGGATCTTTACCACAACGAATGATTTCATTCATCTGTTGCTGTTTTGTTAACGATTTTTCTTGCATCCAATCAACCTATTTTAAAAATAACTTGTTTACGATAAATCGCTGTTTTCTTTGGATTATGAATAGCCATTCCAACTATTTCTACTGAATCACCAGAACTATGCTCTTTTAAAGAAAGGTTTTTTGTTGACAAGTCTTTGTAAGTTCTTTTGACAGAATCTATGACTGCCTTAATATTTTCGTCAGACATTTCAGATTCTCGCAATTTAACTTGCAACATTTGTCTTTCAGAAGCAAAATTAACAATTGTTTGATAGGAAACTTTAATCATATCAGGCCCCATCATAGACATTTTAACCGAAAATGAATTAACAATTGGAGCAGCTGAACGGCCCCAAGAAGTGTCAATTGCTTGACCTAAGGCGTTATAATCGATATCTGACATATTAGACAAATCCTCAATAACTAAATATTAAGTCAAATTAAAATGATATATTCGCAGTGATCTTTTTTCTACCTTGGAATTTTTGTTCTATTTGTTCTTTATCAGGTCTCCATCCATCTTTCCATTTTGCTAAATTTGGTCTTGCCCAAAACGTTTCGCAAGATTCGCAACACTCAAACTCGTGATAAGACTTTTCATCATCTGAATTTCTCATTAAATAATGACACACGGGACATGATAGTGGGATAGATACTCGAGAATTTATAGGTTTTATAATAAAAAAACCTTCACGTTTTTGAATCAATCTATCATTTAGATAAGGTTTCCATTCAAACATAAACTATCCTTGAATCCTTTTCATTTTTTGTAATTTCTAAAATATGATCTGCTACGTCTTTGATTCCATCAACGTGAGTAATAACCAAAATTAATCTAAAAAACTTTTTTAAACTTGTTAGCAATCTATTACAAGATTCTACTCCAGCATCATCTAATGTTCCAAACCCTTCATCAATTACAAACATGTCTGATTTTGACATAGAAGAAATATTAATAAGAGCAACTCTCAGAGCAATGGAAGCAATCGTTTTCTCCATTCCGCTGCACAATTCAATGATTCTTCTAGAATCTCCGTAGTTAATATAAATTTCAGAAGCGTCAGAATCATCATCATTTTCTAATTCTACTGAAAAATCGACAATTCCGTGTAAGATTTTTGATATCTCTGCATTGATGACAGGAATTTGTGATCTTGTTATGATCAGCGGAATTCCTTTTTTAGAAAAAGCAGAAGAAATAATTTCATATGTTTTCATGCTTTTTAGCAAATTATCTCTTGCAAGTTTTTCAGATTCAAGCTTTTCAAACTCAGACATAAGACGACCACATTCCGTTGCCAACGTCATTCTTTGTTCGTCCCATTCTTTGATTGACCTAGAAAATGTTTCTATTTTTGATCTTAAAGAAACAACCTCCGAATTTTCATCATTTTTTAATGCATCTTTAAGGTCATTTAGACGTTGTTTCGCGTCTTTTAACAATTCTTTTGTAGAATCACAAGTTGAACGAATCTTTTCAATTTCTGTTTCTTTCTTTGAAATTTCTAAATGAAGTTTTGAAGACAACGTTGACGCTTTTTCAAGTTTGCTGATTTTTGAAATCAAAGAATCTTTTTCTAGAACTTTTAGAGCATCATTCAATTCATTCAACTTTTTTAATAAAGACTTTGTTTTCTCATCCTGCGAAGAGATCTTTTCTTTATTTTGATGAGCGTCTTTAATAAACTTACATGTAGGATAATCATCACCACACGGAACATCATCAAGAATTTTTAAAGATTTTTGTTGTGATTTTAACAGTGTTGATTCTTTTTCATGAAGGTGTTGAAGTTCTAAAATAGATTTTTCTAATGAATCGATTGTCGCTAATTTAATTTTCAATGCCTCTACATCATCCGATGATTGAACATCTTCAACTATTTTTAGCTTTTCAGACAATCCTTGGATGTCTTCTTTTAAGAAATCAATTTTAGAACAAGCATCATTACATGATGCTGTCAATGCATTAACTCTTTTTTCTTGAATTTCAACATCATGAACAGTAACTGGTTTGTGTCCTTGGTGGGTTGACAGTTGAGAACGAAGCTCATTACATTTATTCTGCGCATCTGAAATGCAAGAAACTAACTCATCAAGGCTTTTAGACATGTCAGATATTTTTGACTTGTTTGTCGATTTAAGCTCACCCCAGTTTTTTTCTGGAAAATTCTTCAATTGAGCTTTGTACGTACTTAAATCTTTTGATGAAAGATCACACATCTTATCAAAAATGTCTAATCCTAAAAATCTAGACAATGATGCTCTACGTTTTGTTGATCCTTGATGAATAAAAGCGTTAATGTCTCCTTGAGCAGATAAAGATGTTAAAGAAAAATCTTCACTGCTACCGATGAGATTTCTGATAGCTTTTTCAGTACCAGTTCTGATATCATCGCATAAATCATCAACATCACCATCATCTCTCATCCTAAAAAAGTTTAATGATGTTGAAGCATTAACAATGCCTTTTTTCGTAATTGATTTAGCCGTTTGGCGTTCGGTAATATACAGCTTTCCGTTGTGCTCAAAGATTGCTCTAGCAGAACAATAGTTTTTTCTAATGTTACAAACATGAAGATTCTTTATAGATCCTCTATCAGTAGAATTAAACAAAGAATACATCATCGTTCCAACAATGGAAGATTTACCAATTCTGTTGGATCCAAATATTCCTACGATTCCATTTAATTTTGAAAAATCAATTTCGTTTTCTTCTCCATATCCAAATGTATTGTCCCATTTCAGGTGTCTCAATGACCACTTTGATCCTTTGACATAATCATCAGATGATGCAACTGTCGACATATACTTTTTTATTTGAGAAGATATGTTATCCCAGTCGGCATCTGAACCACCATTCTCTTTACAATAAGTTTGAATTAATGCTAAAATTACATCAGACGACGCCAAATCTGACTTGGCAATTGTAGATGATCCAGCCTTGATTGTTTCGCTTTCTGCTCTATATTCAGATTTAAAAGTCACTTCAGTCGCTGAATAATTCGACTTCAAGGTTTCAGTTAAAAATGAAACATCGTCTTGCGAAAGGTCGATCGCAGATTTAATACGAAAACGAGTTTGTTTTGGATATTTTGAAGCTTCTTTTAAAAAATCTTTTTTTGAACCTACCCATTGAATGGTAACATAAGGTTTCGGATTTGGGAGTTTGTGATACGATACATTCCAATCTTTTTCATTTTGAATATTCCAAAGAAGATACCCATGATCTATCTCTTCCGCATAGTTCTGCTGCACCGGACAACCTGGGTATGCTATCCATGGTTTTTTTTCACCATCAGAAGTTTCTCTATATCCTAGATACTGCATCTGATGAATGTCACCAAGAAAAGCAAAAGGATAATCATTAAAAAATTCAACCTTGATGTGAGACTCATCAATCTCCCATCCTGACTCTGTCACACATCCTAAAACCGCCCCATGATAACAAGCTATGTTAATCTTGTCCGGCTCTGGTTTGACGTCTTTCCATCCTTCTTCGTCGAACAAAGAATAAACACACCAATTGTATCCTGGGTGGAACTCATACACTCCGCTTTTCTTGTATAGATGTACTCGAGGATTATTCAATGCCTGTACGATAGGAGATACGGCATCCTGTCTAGATAGATTCGTCAAATTACCATCATGATTGCCTAGAGTTAGATGAACTTGGGCAACCTCAGCCATAGATTCCAACCACCATGTAAGTTGATCAATATATTCAGGAGTGATACCTGTTGTCTTGGTATGAAAGATATCTCCTCCGACAAAGATATGATCAACTTTGTTTTTCTTGCAATCTTTTATAAAAGCAGAAAATACTTCACGATATTCATCATGTCTACTCAATCCGCGCCAGTGAACGTCGGCGAGATGTGCTATAATAGCCATTAGTTAATTACAATATACTATGCGAAAGTAATGTTCAATAACTGTTTAAAACCTGAAACTTGATGAAACAAATTTATCTAATTTTGTCAAAAATCTGTCTTGCCAAAGCAAAGGTTTTGCAATATTCAATGCATCTTCAAACTCTACCTTAGACATGTTACCAGGATCTCCCCATGGTCGAACGTCGACAACAACAACATCTACATTATATTCTTGTAGCTTCTTTACGATCTTAGGAGTTTTCTTGTCCCACATGTCACCATCAAGAGCTAAAGCGACTGGAGTGTTATGAAGGAGAATTTTATTAAGAACTTCGTGACGTTCATCAAGGTCGGAGCCCAACAAGGCTGTTGTGTTTTCAGGACACTTAACAAGGTCGAATGGGCCTTCAACTAAGGTCAGTCTTTTTGACCAGTCAATGTTGATCTCATTGAAGACAATGGGGTTTTTATCGACGTCAGGATTATCATACTTAGGTTTTCGACCTTTGTCTATGGCTCGAGCTGCAAAGTAATTCAGCTCTCCGTTGCAATCAAAAGACGGCATAATGACCCTGCGTTTCCAACGAACTTCATCCGATATACCAAACTTAAAGTACCAAGTATCACGAT